CAACGATCTTGTTTATACGCTTGATCTTCCCCTGGCTCGTGAAGAGGACATTGCCCACTTCAAGCCTCATGGTCTGAAGGGTTGAGGTGTAGGGAAGCCCCACATGAACCTTTGAGGCCTCCCAATCAAGGGTGATCTGTCCGGAGGACACGGTTCTGTTGGGATGCACAGCCCCATCTGCGAGAATAGCCACCTCTTTGCCTTCAAGATGGTCAAGCCCGCTCAGCGTGGTGGTTGGAGATCCATCGTAGGTGAGGCCGCTGTCCACATAGAAGGCATCCGTGACATCGTCACCGAAGTCGGGTTTCTTGAAGTATTCAATGTATCGCTTGGTAGCTCCGTTTATAGTCCTTTTCACGGCAACCCACACCTCGTCATAGTCTCCACTTGGGGCAGGGATCACGGCCACACTTTCAAACTCTCCATCGGTCTCGTGCTTGTGCCAGGCAGCCACCTTCTGGGCGGGCTCATAGGTCAACCCCACCAGCTTCCCATCTCCCCTCACAAGCCACAGAGTGCTGTCAGGAGACTGCTGATAGGCCATCTGCACGATGCCTCCCTCAGTGATGTGCTCCGCCCAGATCGTGGCATCAAGGGCAAGATAGCTGTCGGTCTCGAAGTTGTAGAGAAACTCCCTGATTTTCCGTCCATCCCGCTGGACGAACATGACCACATGCCCAATCCTCACGGGCATGACGTGTCTGGAACCAAAAGTGGTTTCCCGCTTGATCTGCACGTTGGTGGGGGTAATGGGCTCGTTAAGCGTTGTCGCCTTCATGGTGAATTCACCACCTGAGGTCCCGATGCAGAGCACATCCCCAGGAGACATCCACTGGATCACATTGACCTGATCCGTGGCAATTGTGTAAACCACAGGATCATCATCATCGGTCCCCGGGGTGAAATTCTCATAATCGTCAACCTTAGACCCCCACACCGTCTGGGGCTGATGACTTGAACCACCGAAATAAAGCCTGTTCTCATAGAAAGTCACAGTCCTCGGATAGCCACGCACATCCGACCAAGCCCCCTCCCTCCAGTCGGTCGTGGCCGTAGTTCCGTCAAGCTCCTTCTTCACCTCTGCCGTGACCTCTGTAGAGGAAGTGTAACCTGTGATCTTCACATAACCCCAGTTGGAGCTCACCTTTATCCGCCAGAGACTGCCCACATGCCCGGGCTGAAAAATCCCATCGGAGGCCGTCAGCGTTATGGTCCCCGAGGTTCCAGAAGGAGTAATGGTCGTTGAAGTGGTGTTGAGCTCAAGGTAGGGCCCGTCTATAAACTCAACCTCCTCAAGCGTCCAAGAAGTATGCCCCGTCCTTGAGAGCTTGTAGGGCGGATGGTCGGGATGCACGATGTACATAACATCAGCAGATTGGGCAAACTGAAGATCAAAGAGCTCATCTTCCGTGTAGGGAGAGGAGATCTCGTAAGGAGACCCACCGCTCTGGATCTGACCATCATCCATGTAGAAGCGGATATACTGATCGCCGAACTCGAGGATGTAAGCCTGCTCAATGTTGAACTGGAAGGGAATAAGCCTGACCTTCTTGGAGCTGTCTTTCACTTCCGCAACAAAGTAGGTGCCCGGCCTTCGGGTGGCCCCACCGTGAGGCCAGACGTACATGTTGGTCAGTTCACGGCATCCGTCACGATACTTGGTGACATCCGTCCTTCCCTCAAGCCGGGGGGAAAGTTCTCCTCCCGTGAAGTTGGTCAGAATTGGGGTCGCAATGGCCATCTACAACCTCGATTCAAGCCATTCATCTACCTCAAACTCTTCTGGCTTTCCTTCTCCACCATCCACGGCCTTTGCCTCGGCCAGTTTGCGTTCATAAAGTGCCCACATCTGCTTTGCAAGATCAGCGGAATTGGCAATGGGATACGCCAGCTCTGCCGCAAGACGTGCGGCAATACAGCCAATCAGAAGCGGATCATACTGATTGGGATCTGTCTCACGCTTGATGTAGAGGATCTTAGCAGAAGAGGCATTGGTCAATAGCTTCCTACCCTCGATCTTGTAATCGGTATCCAGATCCTCAAACCGCACCACACGCAGGCAATCCGAAGGAAGCTGATATTGATAGCTGTATCCCCACGCAGGGCTTTCCGACAGCCGTGGCAGGGAAGCACGAGCCAAACAGCAGTTCCACACATGAGCCCTCAGAACCTCATCCCTTATCTGCTCATATACAGCATTGCAGTAGCGGGCAACCTCCGTGTCCTCGGTCAGAGACATAATGGTATCCGCCCCTATCAGGATTAAGGCCCTGTTGCAAATATCAACTACCGAAGGCATGGTTACCTCCTCTCATCTTTGCTTCACGTCTGATGAGATTTCTTTCCCATTCCTCAAGATGTTTCTCTTTGATCCTCAGTCTCGCCCATTCAGAGGCAAGGTCCCCCTTTTGCTTTTCAAGAAGCTCAAGCTTGTGCTCAAGAAGATTATAGAGCTCATAAATCTTTCTTATGACCTCTTTATCCATATCCTTCTCAGGGGGAGGGGAGGGATAAGACCTCCCGCTCCCCTTCATCTGTTATTCCACAGCGTAGAAAGTCAGGACCTCAATCAACCCGGTAGCAGCCGCTCCGCCAATCTTGACGAAGATAGTGGTATCGGAGCTCATCTCATAGCCCACACCGTTCTGAGCTGTGGCGATGATCTGCCCGGCAGATTCAGCAGAAGTGGCGGCAAGATAGCGGTCATCGTCACCAGAGTCGCCCATCTGAAGCGTCACGCCCGTACCGAGAGCAGCATGGGAGATTATCGCAAAGAGGAACACTGCCCCCTTGGGCAGCTTAGCCACATTTATCTCCGTACCATCAGCGGTGCTGGAGCAGGTGTAGTTGTCATACTGCACCCTGACCTTCCCGCCCCAGTATTTGGCAGCCAGAATATTGGTCCCCGGAGTGGGGTCAGCAGCTTTGGCGTAATTGGTTCCATTTACCGTAGCCATGTCTTCAACCTCCTGTCATGGTTTTTGAGTAAGAGGGGGCATTAAGCCCCCTCCGTCAATTAAGACTCAACACAGTCAATCTCTACGACCTTCTTCTCCTCCATCCTGGTCGCACCAATGGACATCGCATAGTAGACCTGAGTGGCGTAGGACTTATCCGCACGCTCGCTGATCCTGCTCTTGATATCCTGCCCTATGGCCAGAAGCAGGCCGTTCTTCGCCCAGCACAGCACCTGACGCTCACCAGAGTCGTTAGTGGTGAGCCTGTTGGTGATGATGAACTTGAACCCGAGGAAGGTGTCCACCTGCCCGGCCACCAGGGCACGGATGGTATTGTAATCAGCACTCTTCACCTCGGTAGTGTTCAGGAGCTCCTTGAGCTGATAAGCGGTGACAGCGCAGTAACGGGGCTCATCGGGGTCCACATCGTTGCTGTCAAGAATGTATTTGGCCTCAAGGAGCTTGGCGAGGGTCAACCCACTGCCCCCAGCAGATACTATCTGGGAGCTGGGCAGAGACACCGAGGTGGAACCATCCTTACCTGTGTAGGCGGTGCCCGTAGCCGCCTCTATAATGGCGTCGTCAATCGCCCTGCCCATCGCCCAAGCGGCGTTCTGGGCATAGGCATTTTCGGGGTCGATGAGGGTCTTGATCTTGTCGGGATCGTCAATGAGATCCGCCCACTCGTAGTCGTAAAGCACCACCTTACGCCTGGAGTGGGGGGTCTCAATCAACGGGGTGTCGGCATGACGGGAGGTCCTCTTAACAGCACTCACAGCACCAACAGCGTCAAAGTAGGCCTCCTCACCCTTAACACCGGTCTCAACCCTCACACAATCCCGGAGTTTCGACCCCTTCTGCTGGACTAAAAAGTCAACATTAGCGCTGAACTGTTTGATAAAAGCTTTGGTAATTTCCGTCGACATCTCTTCACCTCCCTATGATTTTTTGAACCACCTACCACACTGGGGGCATACCCAAGCGTCGCCAGCACTATAGGGAGTTGTCCCACACCGTGGGCAGGGAGGACGATTCTCCCAATTAAGACGGTGCGGGGTTCCCTTGGGATTCTTAGGCCAAGTCCTTCCACAAGAAGGACAAGACCACAAATCCCCTTGGCTCCGTGGGATGTCCCCACAGCGTGGACAGGGAGGGCGAACATACCGATAGGCTTCCCTGGAACGAGAGGGAGCCTCTTTCCATTTGCCCAAAGCCTCAAGCGCCTGCTCTTTCCTACGAGGGGAAAGGAGGGGGTAGATGGTCATAAGGAAACTGGCGGCACGGGAGCCAGTCAACCTCCATATATTAATAGGGTGTTTTCTCCGCCTGCCATTCCCGACATAAAGACTACCCCCAAAAAGCTGATGGAGTTTGTTGGTTAACCATTTATCATTTTGACCAACTACAACCACCAACCCTCTGTCATATCCGCACCAACCTTCCCCCTCAAATATACCAGCAGCCCAAGCAATATCTTTAACGGTCGGTCTGATTTGAGCAGACGCTTGCGCCAAGACGCCCTCCTCTGCGTATTTTTGACCCCTACGCTTCAGAGGTTGTCCGGCTATGGCCGGGCCTCGAAGAAGCCACCCAGAAAGCGGGTCTAACTCTTTCTGGGCCGTCCTCTCCGGGTCCCCGACGTGGGGGATTGTCCGGGGTTTTCTATCTGGTGGGCTCCGGGGGTCTGGGCGACCTTGTCCATCACCCACTCGAAAATGCGCTCGGCATGAGGGATGGGATCGGAGATCACGGCCTGCGAGCCGTTCTCCATCACCATCTCAACACACCGAAGCGCAATTTCGGCAACATCCATCATTTCTCTTCCTCAGGATACGCCATCTCAAACAGCTGTCTCATCCTCTCCACAGCATACTGATGTTCAGGATGAAGCTTGTTGCTATAAGCCTCCATAAACTTCGGGTCTCCCTGTAGTCTCGCTATCTCAGCCCTCGCCTCTTCGGGCGACATCAGGCTCCTCTTCGGAGCGCCCTCAAGCGTATCCTCTGCAAGCTGTTCACCGATCTTGGCAAACAGCTTTATGATCCTTGGATCATTCCCGAGCCCCTCTTCAAACAGGGCCCAAGTGTCATCGTCAGCGAAGGCCGCAAAGGCCTTCCTCGCAAGCTCCACTTTCTCGTTGTAGGCCTTCCCCCACTCCTTTCTGAGCTGGGCTTCGGCCTCCTGCCTCTGCTCCTCTATGCTCTCGGCAAGGCTCTGAAACTCCTCAAGGTTCTTGTTCACATACCACTCGTAAAGCTCCTTTACCTGGTGGGGCAAAAGCCCCAGCTCGTGCGCCTTCTGCCGAAACTCCGCCTCCAGCTCCTCTGATGCAATCTCCTCCGGTATCTCAACTGTCGGAAGTTCATACTCATCAGGGGAAGAGGGCCTTCCAAGGGCATCCCATATGAGAGACCAAGTCTCTGGGTCCTCATCAGGACCCCCTTTCGGCTTCGGCAGTTTCTCCCTGCCAATGAACTTCTGAACATTCACCCACGACTTCGCAAGATCCTCAACCGTCTTGATGTTCTGGATTGCCGGATGATCCCGTACGCCCTCCGGCAATGTGGCCTTCCAGTCAACAACAGCCTTGTCCTCCTTCGTCTCCTCGGTAGGAGTTTCGGGCTCTTCTACCTGAGGATTGTCTTGGGCAGTGCCAAGGTCCTCACTCATAATATCCCTCCTTTGCCAATTTTCTCAGCTCCTCCACATCCAGCTCAAGCATCGACTGAATGTGGAGGTAAACTGCTCTTTTGCCTTCGTTAAAAACCGTCTCGTACGGATCACCCGTGAAAGAAGGCCACAACACATGGCACCATCTCTTAAGGTCCTCAAGTACACGCTTGCCGGCCTCTGTTCCAAACACAGCCTTATAGTCACGCTGTAACTGTTCCGCCTTTTCCTCTCCCGTCATCCGATTAGCTCCTCAATACCCTTCACCTGACTCGCCTCTTTAGCAACCTTGACTGCCTTCTCTATGTCCTCAGCAACCTGCTGCTGCTGCATCATCTGTACCCTCTGCTGTCTCAGGGCTTGCACCTCATCGTCCGACCTCAGTATCTCAGGTGGCGCACCAATTGCATCTGCCACATGTCTAATAATACGATCACCGTCTATGTTGTCAACCACTTCTGGC